CTAACAAATATGTAACAAATGCGACTAAAAGAAGTAAAAAAGGCAGCAAACAAAATAATCAAAGATCCAGATCATTGGTCATCAGCAGAAATTATATACGCTAGGATGATGAAAGAGCAAGCAAAGAAAGGGCTTGACAAGAAACAAAATAACAAATAGAATTAGCTTGTTGGGTTTCAGACGATGAGTAGCTTTGAAGAGGCTCTGTGTGGACATTACTCAAATAAATCTCAAGCATATTCAGATCCACAAAAGTGGCCACTAATCCACATTGAATGGACTGAGATCAAAAAGGGTAAGATTTTAGAATGTAAATCTTGGTATGAGTATGAGGGTCCTAATAAACCCTATAAACATTTCAGAGCAAAATATAAACGTATTCACGAAGATATAATTGAGTGTGATACTTTAGATCTAAAAAGAAACAAAGAAGGATGCGGTTTTGTCTTCGTCAAGATGGACGATGGGACATGGTGGGGAGAGACAAACGGTCCTTGTGTAGTAAATGATGTTAACATAACTGCACTTGCAAGATTCAATGGCACTGATTACTGGTCATTCGACAATGGTCGTAGACTAAGATCAGGTGCATTTGTTTGGGGCAAAGAAGAGAAGGATGGCGAATTTCATTTCGTAAAACTTCCTAAATAACTTATATCCATACCAATTATAATGATAACAGATTATTCTGGATCGGACGGATTCACTTGGTGGGTCGGGGAAGTCGAGTCTAATAAAGACCCGATGCAACTTGGTCGTGTCAAGGTGCGTATCTATGGATGGCATACTGGTGGTAATGACTCAGAGGATTACCTAAAGAAGATGCCAACCGAGGCATTGCCATGGGCAATGTGTCTAGTCCCTACAGATAAACCACAGGTAAAACAGATCGGATCCAAGGGCGAATTGCAGGAAGGTGCAATGGTCGTTGGTTTCTTCATGGATGGTGAAGAAGGTCAGATCCCTATGGTTATGGGTGCATTCCATACTGTTAAAGATCAGAAGGGTGACACCTTTGCTGCTAACCCAGAAGAAGCAAAGAAAGATAATGATAATCCACCACAAGCACAGACACTTACAGGTGAAAAGGTAAACTCAGGTAACACTGCTGTAGCAGTTGTTTCACCACCTGCAGATCCTGGCGGTCAAGAAGATGAGTCTAGAGGTGCACTAGGTAAGGCAGCAGTTGTTAACTCAGGTCATGGTGACCCTACGACTAACCCTGCTATTGTCCCATCTGAGATGCAAGGTGTTGCTGATGGTGTAAATGGATCTGCGGGTAAAGGATTCCAGACTGACTTAAGTCGTATGTTGAAAGAGTTGGGCAACATGGGTAACCAACTCGCTAGAGGTAAGGATGGCACATATGTTTCTATCATCACTGGTAAAATTATACCTGGCGACCCAATTAAAGAAAGACTGAATAAGATTGTAAACTTTGTAAGTGGTGGTCTATCTGGTATGCTTGCACCTCTAAAGCAAGCAATGGCAGAAGCAATCTCCAAGGCAGTAAACTTGATCGTGAAACTTGTATCAAAGTTTGTGCCGATGGCAGTGTTAAAAGTTATCATGGCTTTCCTATCGCAGATCCTAGATATCTTCTGTTTACCTGTGCCATCATGGTTAGGTCTGGTTAACAGTGCACTAGGTGACATCTCTAGTTTTGCCAATGGACTGGCAAATAGTATTACGGATAAGATTACTGATGCGTTAGATGGCGTAGCTAATAAAGTAGATAATATCATTGATCGTATGCTGAATGGTGCACAGAAAGCCATGTCAGATACAGCACAAACTATTGGCACAGTGATGACTGGTATCCTTGGTGTATCCGAGGCAGGCAAAGGTGTGACAGCACTTACTGGTAATATTAAAACTATTCTTACTACAGACTTCTCTAAGTTGGACTGGGGATCTCTTTTGGGTATCGTCATGGGTATCCTTAAGGCACTATTTGCAAAGGACTGCGGACGAACGACGAAGGTCAGTAAGACGAAAGGGTGGTTTCCATTACTGGGGACTACCCAATGCGACACTTTTGGAGAGACACTTAAACAAAGTGGGAATCCACTACCTGCAGGTAAATGGGGTAAGGAGCAGAAAGACGGTCGAGGATTCTTTAATGATATGTTTGGTGAGATCGATCCTTACCGACAAACTACTCAAACATTTTTAAATGGCACAAGCATTATTGAGGACGCTACACCTAAGAAGGAAAAGCGTATTGTCAGTGGTCCTGGTGGTGTATCTACTATTGAGGATAAACTTGGCAATGTCC